CCTTGAGCGTAGTAAGAATCTAAAGTATTTACATAGATACTGCCGTCGTCTTTTGGAATTGCTACGAGCTTAAACATATTAAAAATGCCCTTGAGAAAGTCAACGATTTTTAACTCTGGCATCTCGTCGCCTATCACTACTCTATTAACTAAAGTTTGAGCTGCTCCTGTTGTTACGTCGCTAGGCGAAAATGTAGCGCCAACTTGTTTAACTATTGAAACCTCAGACGTAAACTCTATTTTAGAATTACTCTTTACGTGCCACGTAAAGTTAAAAGTAGTCGTACCACTCGGAGAAAACAAGCTCGTACCTATCGAGATTATACCGTCGCCGTTAGCCCATTGCTCACTGCTCCAAGCGTAGACGTCTTCGTTTGTATCTGCGTTTCTAACTATAAAAGTATAGGGTACATCTTCGTAACCAGAGGCAGGGGTAATCTTGTTACCTATTGCAAACCTTGTATTTGTAACTCTGTCCGTTACAAAAGTACCGACGTTAGTAGTTAAATTTATATAAGTCTCTGAGCCTGTAGTAAAGTCTACAATCTCCTCGCCGCCACCTATCGCCACCCTATCGTCTGCCTTGAGCCAAAGATATTGTTTCTCAAACTCTGTAGTACTAAAGAAATCCCTAGAAAATACTATAGGGTTATCATATATAAACGAGTTGTATCTGGTCTCTATTGCATCGATTATTTTAGATAGCTTTACGCTAGGTCTTAGATCGCTCCAAACTACGCCCGTAGCGTGTGAGGTACTCGCTCCGTTTGCTATGTTTATAGTCGTAGCGTCTACGTCATGCGCTCCCGAATGGCTGTTATAAAAATAACGCTTGTTAGCCATTAAAGTATAAACGATGTCGCCGTTTAGTAGGTCGCCCTCTAGTCCGTCGATTACGTTGTCGCTCGTCCAGTCGTGGTCTAGCGTTGGAAATGCCAAATCGCTCAACATATCCTCGCCTATTGTATCCGATATGTTAGGCAGATTCCCAAAGAAATTAATTGTATAACTTTCAAGTCTACCCTTTACTATATTACACTTGTTTAGCCTCCACTTTCCGAGCTTAAAAGGTACGCCGTCAATATCAATGCTACCCTCTACCTTACTCGCATTATACCAATGTTTGAATAAACGATTGTTGTTTTTACTAGCGGGTACTGTAAAACTCTTAGAGTAATCGCCTGTATTTTTAGTAATATCGCTCACGTCTAAAACAGAGCTTACAATATCCACGCTCTCGTCTGCGTATTGGTCTAGTAATTCGCCGTTAATAAATAGATTAACCATGCTTATATGTTGTTTATTTCGTTGTAACTCATTTCAAACGTCATAGTATAGTTAATTAGCCTATCGTTTTGCCTTGTCTTGAATTTCTGCGAGGTCTTTTTTATGTTTAAAGGCGTGTAAGTTGTACCGTTATAACTCCAGATTCGCTCTGTTAGTAGTATTTGCTTGAGTACTTCGTTCATATCCTCGTCTAGCCAACCCGTCTCCGCCGTTAATGTAGTGCGACCTTGAACGCCATACCTTACAAACTGATGGAATCCGTCCGACGCTTGCCCTCTGTTAGTCTCGAAACTACTATCCGTTACGTCTATAGTCTCCTCTTGCTTTTTAAAGAATGTAAAACTCTGCAAAGCGCCGTCTTTATTTTGAAAAAATACGTCTAACGGATTATATTTACACTCGTCGGTTAGGTCTAGCGTAGTTGTTTGACCTTGCCAGACTATCTCTATATAAGCCTCGTCTACAGCTAGAGATAACTCAATCCAAAGGTATTGAACAATCTCGCTACTCTCGTCCGATAGTGTAGGGGTAGCCGAGTAATTTATTTCTAAAGATGGATAAGACTTAACAGTTACAGCGCTAGAGGTTGCACCCGTAGGCACGTAGATAGGAAACACAAAGTTTCCCTCTCTATTTACTTTATACTCTTGAGGATTTAAAAGCGTTTGATTAGACACCGCCGTTACATTTCTGCCCTCGTTTCCGTAAGCATATCCTAGCGTCATTATCTGAGTAGTCTCATGCTCTAACGTAGCGACTGCGTCATAGGTTACGTAAGTATATACCCATTGTTGGTTGTTGCCGTCTATTAATTGTATACCCGTCGAAAGCGTAGGACTCGGCTCAGTAAATTCGATATAGTCTTGAATTATAGCGTTTATGTTTATACTATGCGATCCTGTCGATGACGTAGTATTTTGGTAAGTTATCTGGTAGCTGTTTGTATTATCTGGAGTAGACTTGTCGCCATTCCAAACCCAAACGTTTAGCGTATACTTTGCGCAAGTTACACCCCCATACACTAAAGGGGTATCTATATAAAACGGACTTAATGCTCTTATCATTTTGTTATTGTTACGTTATCACTTTTAATGTTCATTCCGTCGATGAGGTCAAGAGCGAAAGCCTCTCCTATCTCGTCGCCTAGTTTTAGTACTTCGTTATCTAGGGCGTCGGTAAAGAAATGCGTTGTCTCGATTCCTGTGTGGTATACACTATTAGCAATCGCATAAAGCAAACTCTTACGACTTGTAAACCTACCCTTTGCATCTCTTGGCGCTATACCCTTGCGGATAGTCCACCCGTTAAAAGCCATAAACGGCGGCTTTTTATCTGTGTACTTAAACTTATTATTTGTTACCTTTTTAAGTTTCCAAGCTGCGCCCGTTACTTTTTTGCCCTTTACTTTTTTATCCGCTCTTTTACCTCCGACACCTTTAACCCCTGCGTCTACATATTCCCAGTAATCCGCTAGTATAAACTCTATAGAGCTACCCTTTACTTTATAGGACAGGTTTTTAGATAGGTTGCTATCGCCTTTCTTTTTTTTCTTTAGATTGGCTCTTGCTTGCTTTACTACATTACTCCCTAGAGTATCAAATATTTTCGTTACACTTCCCAAAAGCAAAAGCTAGTTTCGTCTATTGGCATTTCTACCTCTAGGCTCATATCCCAACCGTCTAACAGGTTTTTGTCTGAGTAAGTTATTTGCGTCAAGGTCGGACTATCCGACGCCGTTATATTATTGTCTTCAAAATCTCTGTGCATTTTAACCCAAAGCGCGTTTAAGCAAGATAGCGTACCGTTGTAGTTATCTACCTCGTTATCGTTTAGGTAAAACTTGTCGTTTACATTCTCGTTATTAATGTCTCTAATATCTAGGCATTGTATATTAAGGCTAAAGGTAATCGTAGCGTTTGAGCTAAACGTTGCGTCTGTTATATCAATATTAAACAAAGGGAATATATCGCCTTTGTTCAAATCAATATCCGCGCCCGTCGTGATTGTTTTAACAAATACGTCTTGCTCTGCTAAACTCCTTATATATCTTAATAGTCTACTATATGCGTTCATTATAATTGTGTTACGTTATTACCTTTCCTTAGTATTGCCTCCATTTTTTGCCTGTCTAATTTATGAGCTAGGAACGTGTGAAACTCATGTACCTTTGTTTCTAGCACTCTGTCAATTTTCAGTATATCATTACTCGCCATCATATCAATAGTAACGTACCACCCCCATTTTGTGAAATAATCTACCGCTTGCTTTTCTCCTCCACTTGATTCGTAAATCTCTGGATAGCTTGTTTTAATTCTCTCGATAAACTCCAAAAAAAAACCAGAGCGCCGTTAACTATATTCATTGGGCATTGCCTCATTTCCTCACATAGAGCCTTATCGTACTTATAGGGCAGTATCTCATAGTTGCCGAAAGCGTCCTCATTCGTAACCCTACGAAATAAGATAGCTATAATTCTGTGCATCTCTTTAAAATCCATTCCTATAGTGCTAAGGTCTACATACTCCGCCGTCGTTATCTCGTCTAGGTTTGGGATAAAGCCGTACTCTACTCCGTTAAGCATAAACCGCTCCTCAAATTCTACCTCTTGCTCACAAGCTGCTATAATCTGCGCCATTAAACCCTCGTAGTCCGTATAGACTAATTTCTTTACGTCTTGTTTTTTCATTCCTGTAAACAAAGATATAACCCTCTCAATCATTCCTTGCTCTGTCATCTTATCCTCTCTCGCTCGTAGCGCCTCAAACTTGACGTATTGGTCTAGAGTAATATCTGCGATATTTTCGGGTACACTAATTTTAATAGTCTCTGTCATATAATAAAAACGATTTTTGCCTTGTATTGTTTCTTAGTACCTAAATGTTAAAGTTTTGTTAAAATTGTTTATTTCTTTGTGTATAACTCTAAAGGGTTTGTATATTTGCGTATAACTAATTAACTAACTAAAACTATTTTATTATGACAACTTTAAATTTAACACAATTAGAAAAGCAAGTACTAACTATAATCTCTTGCGGCGATGATTACGAGGATACACCTACGGAATGTTTTGACGAAATTGCAGATTCTTTTAATGGTACTAAAAATCAACTTAAAGGCGTGATAGGTTCTTTGGAGAAAAAACAATTAATATGGTTAGGCGAATATCCTAACGGAATTACATCATACCATTTAGATTGTGAAATATAATAAAAAACAACAAAACAAGGGGGAGCGTAACAGCTCCCTTTTTTTATTTACCTTATTTCTATTTTGCCACGATTAGCCAATAGGTGTAATACTCCATACCTCAGCGCGTCCAGACTATGGTTGTACATATCGCAAGCTAACTGCGCGCCCTTGTCTGTGTATACGTAGTTGTTTAATTCCTTTGCCATATTCGTAGAGTCTGCATCGACGACAAGCTCGTAGTCTTGAATTAATGCTATACCCGTTGCTATACTTCCTGCGCCTTTCTTAGCGCCTCTAATATTGAGACCTAGCTTTTGTAACTCTGCTATAGTTCCTGCGCTTGCGCTATCTCCTATGATGAGGTTACGCCCTGCCCTCTGTCTATTGATTGCGTATATTTCAGAGATGGTTAACTTGGATTTGTAAAGCTCCTCCTTTGCGTAGATTATTTTCTTTTTTTTATCTATGGCAATTTTTACTAAGGTTGTCGGGTCGGTGTGCCCATAATCCTGTCCAAAGATAACCTGTAACCCGTCGGGGTTAAATTCGCCAAAGCGCCAGTTTGTATAAACGACGCCCTCCGCTTTTGAGAGCCAAGAGCCTAAAACGACGTGCTTGTATTTTATCGGATTACTTACTTTCATATCCTCGAAATAGTCTAGTATCTCGTCGGGTACAAACTCAAGGCAATCGAGGTAGGACGTATGTATATAACAGACGTTATCTTTTATCCCGTTAAATCCCTCTTGCACGCCTCTACTCTCGTAGTACTTCATATAAATAAAATGCTCCTTGCTCGTAGGGTTTAAGATTAACACCTTAATATTTCGGTTTGGGTTGCTTGCATCGTTGCCTCTAATTGATAACACTATCTTGTCGTAGATTGCCTCGTCTTGCATCTCCTCCGCCTCGTCTAGTATTAACATCGAGAAATCTTTTAATCCCTTGAGGTTTGCAGATTGTACCGCACTACCTGCCTTTAATCCTTTAAAGACTATTTTGCTTTTATTGAAATTTGAGACAATCCTATTTTGCTGCGACTCGAAAGAGTCCTCCAGATTCATGAGTTCGATTTTCTCCTCTACCTCTGCGAATATAGAATCCTTTAGAGAGGCGTTTGTATACCTTGAATATAAAATTCGATGCCCGTACTTCGTGCAACTATTTAAAGCGCTTAGAGACGTCGCAAATGACTTCTGAGAGAATCTTCCGCCTGTTATGATAAAGGTATCCACGCCGTCGGGAATATCAAACAAGGGCGCAAATTTTTCGCTGAGGTTTATGTTACTCATTCTCTGGTGTTACGTCAATAGCTGAGGTAAAAGAAATCGTCGGAATGTTTACGCTGCCGCCGTCGGAGGTTATATCCACGCTCTGCATCGGTTTACCGACTGTATACTCTAGGTAGAGCTTTGCGCTTTGAACGTCTCCAGACATCGCGCTTGCCTCTAACGTTTGAAAGACAGCTATAAAGTTCTCTTGAGATGTTGCCTCTGTTATAAGCGCTTTAAATGGGTTTTTACGCCTGTCTATGCCTTTAGCTTTTGTAGACCAACCGCCGTTCCCTTTGGATAATTTATTCATATCTAATAGGTACTAACTATTAGTATTAGTACTATTATATAAACGAATTAAAATATATATTGTTTCTTATATAAAAAAACCCCACCAATTAAGGCAGGGCAAACTAAAACAAAATTAAACAAAACTAACTAACGTCTACGAGTCCGTCTCTGTAGTGGTCTACAACTACGCCCGTTTTTAATGTGATTGTCTTATAGGGTACTATTGAATTTTTTACGAGTAGTCTATGTATATATTTTCTCATGGTTTAAATATCTAGGGTTAATGTTACTATAAATAAATATAGCTTTATTGTTGTGTAATTAAACTCTTTGG